TACGAGATGCTCTGGGTCGACAGGGGGGACGTGCATCCCCGCTTCCACCGGGTGCATGCCGGACAGGTCATGCCGGTGTGGTACGAGCAGGTCGAGCCGAGGATGCGCTGCGCGGTCAACTTCTACCACACGAGCGACGGTGTAGACCACTACGACGTCTACTACGACGATGTGGTCCAGAGGTTCGTGCAGGATGGAGGGCATCTCCTCCTGACGGACGAGAGCCGGCACTGGTTCGGCATGGTGCCGGTCATCGAGTACCGCAACAACGAGGAAGGCCAGGGCGACATCGAGTGCGTCGAGGGGCTGATCGATGCCTTCGACCGGCTGGTGAGCAACGCGGTGGACGAGGACGCCAAGTTCGCCGACGCGCTGCTGACGATCGTCAACGCGTCGCTGTCTGACGACGACATGGACGACGTGCAGTCCAAGCGCGTCCTCGAGCTGCCGGAGAACAGCTCCGCGGCCTACCTGACCAAGCCTGACACATACACGAGCAAGAAGGCCCTGATGGACAAGATCGAGAGTCTGATCCACAGCCTCTCCGGCATCCCCAAGCTGGACGACCGTGACGCCATGGCGCAGACGAGCGGCGAGGCCCTCAAGTACCTTTTCGCCTCATTCGAGGATATGGTGGCTGGGGAGAAGCAGAGCTACTTCGATGAGGGGCTGAGGCAGCGGCTGCGGATGCTCTGCTCCTACGAGTCGTGGCTTGAGACCCTGGGATCGCCGGACGAGGAGGGAGAGACCGCGTACGACCCCTCCGGCATCGTCATCGAGTGGACGCGCAACCTGCCGGCGGAGACGACGAACATCGTCGACAACGCCATCAAGGCGGCGCCGTACATGTCGAGGCGTACGATGGTGGAGCAGTTGCACAAGGCCGGCATCGTCAGCAACGTGGACGACGAGATGGCCAGGCTGGACGAGCAGGATGCGGCCGAGGACGGCGGCATCCTGGATGAGACGATGAAGGCGTACTGATGGCGACGTTCGATCAGCTGTACGGGCCCACGCAGGTCGCCCTGGCGAAGAAAATGGCGAAGGACGAGCGCAAGGTGCTCGCGCTCTACGGCAAGGTCCTGCTGGAGTGCCGTGCGAAGATCCGCAAGCTGTACGACACATACGCCAAGGACGGGAAGCTGGACAACGCCGACAAGAGCATAGCCAACCGCCTGACGCAGCTCCAGGACGAGATCCAGAAGATTATGGACGAGAGGCTTCCCGGCATCATCGATTATCAAGCGAAGCTGACGGGGGAGATGTACGAGGAGTCCTTCTACCGGCACTGCTGGTGCATCGACAATGGCGGTGCGGTCAGGCTGGATTTCGGACTGCTTCCGAAAGATGCGGTCGACAAGGCGGTCAAGGGGACCTACGACACGTTCGCAAAGAGCAGACTGCTGCTCGACAGGACGAACGCGGTGCGGAGGCTGAAGGAGGACATCGGACTCGCATTGATCCGGGGCGACTCCTACCAGGCGCTCTCGGCGAAGATTGCCTCGCATATCGGCGTCGACATCGAGGCGACAAAGAAGGTACGCTACCTGCACAAGGGCCTGTCTGCGTGGTCGATGCTGGTGGCGCGTACCGAAGGCCAGCGGGTCATCGCCGAGGGGCAGCAGGCGGCCTACCAGAAGGCCAGGGATCTCGGATGCGACATCGAGGAAGTCTGGGACGCGACGCTGGACGCCAGGACGAGGCCCGAGCACGCCATGCTGGACCAGCAGGTGAAGGACGAGGAACATGGTGGATGGTTCGTTTCAAGGCTGGGCAAGTATGTTCCCGCCCCGCTGCACAGCGGCGACCCCTCATTCGACCTCAACTGCCGGTGCCGGGTGACCGCGAGGGTGAAGTACCTTGACGGCGACTCCTCCACAGGGAAACCTCAGTCTTATTACGAATGGGCGAAAAACGATTACCTCAAGCAAGAGCCGATCCAGACAAAAACCGGAGAACCGGTCAACCGGTTTTCCGAACATCTCTTCGACCGGATGAATGATCCGACCAGGCTTGTATCTCTAGCGCAAATCCGGGACGCACTCGAACATCCGCTGGTGTACGACAAAAAAATCGAGTATGATGATAAAGGAAGGCCCCGTAGAACGTTTTTCGGGCGATTTGCAACGGTTGGCTTCAATCCTGAAACCGGCATTGTCACCACATGCTATCCGACAGGCAAGAGAAGCCTCCGCAAGATTTATCGCCAGATGGAGACAGAGAAGACATGACCGGCAAACTTACAGACCGCGAAAAGGAACTTGCATTGGGATTGTTGCAGAATGTGATATCCAGGAAAATCCCTTGCAGGATTGATGCTTTCCAAGACAGTTACGACCAGCTGATAGAAAAGGCAAAAGAAGGGAAGGTTGATTTTGATCACATGTCTGATGACGACCAGGTCGGATTACACGAAATCATCGGGAGAAGGATAATATACCTCGATTCAGGCTACGGCCCTTACTCCGACGAGCTCAAGACCTGTTATTCGATCATCTACAAGCTTTCCGATTGACATCAGGGCCCGGCCTGCAATCCCCGGAGGAACCGGGGATTTTTCATGCCCGTTCAAAAAACGGCCGCAGACGCGTCGGTCTGGCAAAAACCCAAAGTTACACGTCTTTGTGCGGACACCCCGTTTATCAACGTTGATAAACGGGTCTCCGTCGAAGTTTCGTTCCTGCCTTGATTCCGGTTCCGCCCAAATCCGGCAGACACCCTCGGAAACCCTACCGGACGACCTTGCACCAACGCCCCCTCGGATTGCCTGCCACCCACGGCTGGTAGGCTGGAGGCAAGCCCCGGGGAGGGGGCCAAGCCCATGAGGAAATTCATGAACCTGTATCTGGACGAGGACAAAGGGGCGGGCGCCGGTGGCGTCACCAACCCGAAGCCCGACGAGGCCACCGAGGTGGACGCGGTCCGGAAGGAGCTCGAGGCGCTCAAGGCCGAGAACGAGAAACTGAAAAAGGAAGAGGCGGACCGCCAGGCCAAGGCCGAAGAGGAACGCAAGGCAAAGCTGACCGAACAGCAGAGGAAGGCGGAGGAAGAGAAGGCCCTGAGGGATTCCCTGGTGAGCCAGAACCGCGACTTCCAGCTGAAGAAGGCAGGCCTCGACAAGAAGTACGCGGCCCTGGTCACCGGCGACACCGCCGAGGAGATCGAGGCGAGCGGGGCGCTCGTGGCGCAGCTGGTCGAGGAGACCAAGGCTGCGGCGATCGCGGAGGCCAAGAAGGGCATGGCCGCCACCGGGGCTCCCGGAGTAGGCGGGCATGAGGAGACGATGACGCTCGAGGAGTACACCCTCAAGACCCTCAAGGGAGGCAGATGATGATCACCGTGTTGCGCGACATCGCACAGGCGCACGCCGACGTGTTCCACCAGGTGGACGACGTGCTGGAGAATTGCCCCGTGCTGGACTCAATCCCGTTCTGCGCGACGACCGACGGGATGGACCACAAGTACGAGAACCTGTCCTCCGTCGAGGGCGGCGGGCTGAAGAAGCAGGACGAGGAGCCGCAGAAGGCTACCGCCACGAGCAACCTCGGGACGCTGACCACCGGCATCCTCGCCTTCACGGTCGAGGTCGGGGTGGACTCGCTGAGGAGGCTGTTCGGCACGGGCGACCCGCAGGCGGGACTCGCGAAGTACATCGCCAAGCACCTGCCGAAGTTCATCAGGCACAACGCCATGGCGTTCGAGCGCCAGATGATGGACCTGCTGGTGGACTATGCGGTGGCCAGCGGCAACGCGCTCAGCGCGGGCGGCAGCGGGCAGGGCTACGCCATCCTCGCGACCAGGTGGGTCGAGGACGAGTTCTGCGGCCTGTACAACCCTGCGGGGTTCGTGGAGGGCGGACTCTTCCAGGCGCGTCCGAGATACGCCGGCGGCGTCTACGTCTCCGGAGGCAAGGAGGTGGTCGGCATGGACTACTACTGCGACATAGACGTGCTGCTGAACAACAAGCACTGCATCGGCGCGATCTGCAACATCGACGCCAGCCACAAGCCGACGGCGGCGCAGATCGACGAGATCGCGATGCTCGCGCACGCCGGACAGGACGGCCGCTCGCTGCTGCTCATGCATCCGAGGGCCGGCCTGATGGTGCGCGAGATCAAGGGGAGCCTGCTGCACATGACTGCGGCGGACACGAACGTGAACCGCAGCGTGAAGGCGTGGGACGTCCTGCCGATCGTCGAGACCTACAACTTCGGCGACGACGGGCTCATCGACAAGCAGACGGTATGAGGAGGCGGGAAGATGATGCATCTTGCAGGTGATCTGAGGATCATCAACGAGGACGTTTTCAGCGGGCAGGCCCTGAGCGGCCTGGCCGGAGGCAAGGCCGGAAAGGCGCTCCGCACCGGAGCCGGAGGCCAGAACGGCGCGATCTGCGTCAAGGTGGTCGCCGCGTCGGCATGCTCGATCGTGGCAAGCAAGACGCTGACGGTCGAGATCCAGTCCGGAGACACCGCCGACGGCGTGGAGACCATCGACACCAAGGTCGTGGCAGGCGCCAAGACGTTCGCCAAGGGCGAGCTGGTCTACGACTACGTGCTGCCGCCGAGCAGCAGGGAGTACACTACGGTGAAGCTGACCTGCGACGACAGCGCGGCCACCGGTTCGGTCGACGTCTACCTCCAGTACCTCGCACGCTGAGGGGCGCTGAACGGAAGGCGGGGCAGGTCCCCGCCTTCCTGTTGAACGCCCGTTCAACACCCATTAAACGACATTCAACGAGGTTCACTTTATGGTACGCACGCGCGTGAAGGCCTGAACGCCAGCGGCGTGGTCAGCTCTCCTAGCCTTTATGGTACGCACGCGCGTGAAGGCCTCGTGTCCAAATGCCTCTCGGATTCGCGCAAGAAGAGACATGCCAAAGTGAAGGCATGATTGTCACACTGGAAAAAGTCAAAGCGCTGCTGGGCATCACGGACACGTCGCAGGACGGCCGGATCGAGGCCCTCATCTCGGTGGCCGAGGACGACTACCTGTCCATCAGGGGCAAGGCGTTCGACACCGACGAGGATGGAGGGACCGTCTATCCGCAGGGCGCCGAGGGCGTCGCGGCCGAGATGGTCGCATACAAGCTTGCGACCCTCGGGAAGATGGACGGCATCCAGAGCGAGACCATCGGCTCCTACTCGTATTCGAAGGACACGGACCTCGACCACGGATATCCGTCGGGCATCGTCGGCAGGATCCGGAGATACGGGAGGATCCACTGATGGCGTTCGAGGGACTGCTCAATACGACATGCTCAATCCTCCGACCCTCCCGGTCCGATGCTTGGGGCGGCAAGGCGTCGTACGACGTCGTCGCCTCCGGCGTGCCCTGCAGGATACAGCCGGTTGGGGGCAACGAGTGGCGTGACGGCATGGTGCGCGGCGATGCCACCCACCGGCTCTTCCTGAAGAGGGGAGCCGGGGTGCGCTCCAGCGACATCATCGACATCAACGGCATCCGATACGATGTGGTGCCGCCGGTTGCTGATGCAGGCGGGCAGGGGCACCACATCGAGCTGGCGCTGAAGGAGCGCGTATGAGCGACATCGTCTTTGTCGATAAGAGACGTGAGTTCCAGGCCGGCTTCGACCGTCTGCTCGAGGTGGCGCTGACCGAGAGCGCAATCACCGCCGAGGACAAGTGTGTGCAGGAGATCAGCGGGCACGGGAATCCCGACAACAAGGCCGTCGACACGGGACGGCTGATGGGGTCCATCACCTACCGCACGAGCACTGGAGGCGATGAGCCAAGGGCGCCCGTGAAGCCAAACCCGGATGCCGGAACAGATGACGGCCTCAAGGGAAGCGCGCCAAGAGGGACGGCGTTCATCGGCACGAATGTGGAGTACGCGCAGCATGTCGAGTTCGGCACGAAGCGCATGCGGCCGAGGCCGTTCATGAGAGTCGGGTGCGAGAATGCGGTGCCCCTCATCAGGCGCATATTCACAAGGAGGCTGGGAGGATGATGGTGTTCGAGAGAGGAATGCTTGCACACATCCAGTCGCTGCGGCTGACCGGCAGAACCTGGCTGGAGGAGGCCCCCGAGGGCACTCCGGCGGACAAGCCGTTCATCGTCCTCTCGGTCATCACCTGTGGCGGGGCGAGGGAAGCAGGGGTGCTGCATCCGCTGGTGCAGGCGGACTGCTACGCGCCCGACATCTATGCGGCCGTCACGCTGGCGGAGACGCTGGTGGCGGCGGCCGACGACGAGCCATTCACCTCGGAAGGCATGCGGTATGAAGGTGTCAGGGCCGAACGCACCGCGCCGATCCGGGTAGAGGACGGGTCCTGGAAGGTCCCGGTACAGATACGGTTTTCAGTCATGGAGGAACAATCATGAGCGTGAGAAGCAAGTACGCAGGCGTGCATATCCCGTCAGGATGCACCGTCTATGTGGGCGACAGCCTGGAGGCGCTGGAGGACGTGGGTGTCATCCCGGCCGACCAGGACTCGAACATCCAGATCACCTACGACGACCATGTCGTTCAGGGAAGCAAGCTGGAGGAAGTGTTGCACTACTTCAGCAACATGAAGGCGACCGGCAGCACGGCGCTGTACCAGATCAACCTGGAGGTGCTGAACAAGCTGTTCGGCGGAATGATGAGCATTTCGAAGCAGGCGGGGACCCCGGTCAGCGGCGAGACGTTCTCGATCGGCGCAGGCTTCTCGCTGAAGCGCGCCTACGTGCTGCCAGGACAGAACAGCGACGGCAGCGCACCGACGGTGGCTTCGGTCAAGAGCGGGAGCACGGCCCTTGTGGAAGGCACCGACTACACGCTGGTGCAGACGGGCCAGGGGTGGGGCGTCATGGTCCTGTCATCGGACAAGGCTCCGTCAAGCCGGGCGGTGACGGTCACATATGGCTACACGCCGGCGGCATACGTCCAGGCGGACATGGGCTCCGGCTCCGTCGCCGTCTCACCGAAGATCATCCGCTTCGAGAAGCGGCAGGACGGCAAGCTGTTCCAGGTTACATTGTGGTCGGCGATGGCAACCAACGGGCTGCAGATCGGGTTCCCTGGCGCGAGCGCCGACAACCCGACGAGCGTGCCCATCGAGATCACCGGGCAGCTGGATCCGGGCCGCGACGACAACAAACAGCTCGTCACCATCCACGACGAGATCGGAGTCGAATGATGGCGGAGCGCATCTACGACCTGAACGACCGTGGCGGATGCGCCACGGCCGTCATCACCCTATCCGACAAGACATTCAGGATCAACAGGGTTGTCACCGGGGCACGGGTGCTCTATGCCAACCTGCTTGAGGAGATGGCCGGCATGCTGAAGGATACCGCCGAGGCTGAGGCAGATCCGACCAAAGAGAAGATGGATGAGGTGCGCCGGAAGGTGGACTCGTTCGTCAGAAGGAAGGACGAGGCGTACGGCAGGATCCTCACGCTGATCCTCGAGGCGAATGGCGAGGCCTATGACAAGGACTGGTGGCTCTCGCACGCGGACGAGCCTGACATCAGGCGCTTTGTAGAGGCATGCCTGTCGAAGGACTCTCCGGACGTAAAAAAAAAGACGCAAGGCTGAACGGACGGCTTGACTACGACCGGCTCTGCGCCCTCTTGGGCAGGAGCTGGCCGTACATCACGCCCGAGTACTTCTACGCGAAGATGGACCTGTTCGACATAGCCAAGCTGGTGCCGTTCATCGACCCTGCCGGGTACGAAGCGTGTTGGACAAACAGGAAGAAGCCTAAAAACAGAGCTCTGGCGGACGCAGTGAGCGACGGTGTGGTGGGGAGGACCTGACATGGACCAGATCATCGGCAATCTCATCTACAAGATCACGGGTGATACCGCGGCTCTGGATAAGGGGCTGGACATCAGTAGCAAGAAGATCAATACGACGGCAGACAGCCTCAATCGCCTGGCGGCCGTCGCAAAGCGTTCGTTTGCGGCCATCGCCACCACCAGGCTGATCGGGGCGCTGACAAGCAGCGCGAGCCGGGTTGAGGAGCTCGACGCGAAGTTCGATACGGTTTTCGGAGATATCGCCGCGGCATCCGACAGCTGGGCGAGAAGGTATGCACAGGCGACAAGCAGGGGCGTGACGGCGACGAAGGAGATGCTTGCGTCGCTGCAGGACGTGCAGACCGGTTACAACGACACGACCGAGCATGCGGCCAGGTTCAGCGAGGCGACCGTCGGGGTTGCCAACGACCTCGCGTCATTCACCAACACCCAGGTGGCAGATGTCATGGATGCCATCGAGGCCTCGTACAATGGTATGTTCCGCGCCATGAGGACCTACGGCGTCAGCCTGACCGAGGAGATTATCAACCAACAGGAATACGCGAAGCAACTCGGCAAGACGTACGATTCGATGACCATCATCGAGAAGAGGGAAGCGGTCCTCTCCGGCATCGTCTCGCAGAGCAGGAACGCACTGCACCAGAACATCCAGACGTGGCAGCAGTACGACTGGACATTGGGCGATGCGGCGCGCACGAGCGACAACTTCGCGAACACCTCTCAAGGATTCAAGCAGACGCTCGTAGACTTCAGGGCCGAGTTGGGTGCGGCGTTCCTGCCTGCAGTAGGCGGACTGCTCCAGGACCTGACCGGGGTGATGAAGGCGTTCAACAGCCTGCCCGACCCGATCCAGGCGGCGACCAGCGCGACTTTGGCGTTCGCCGCCGCGCTCAAAGTGCTTGGCGCCAACCCCATAAACATCGCACTATCCGGAATCGTGGCACTTACCGTAGCCGTCACAAGCCATAAGAACACCTCGGACAAGCTGGCGCAATCAACCAGGAACCTTTCTGCCGCTTCGAGCGACTATTCCGACATCACGAAGAAGCTACAGGGCGACACGGGCGACCTGACCAAGGCTCAGAAGGACCTGCTGGAGATCCAGCAGAAGATCGCCGCGAACAAGGCGAAGGACGCACTGAACACGCTGACTGAGAGCTACAAGAAGACATCGCAGGAGATTGCCAGCTCGACAAGGAAGCTGAATTTAGAGAAGGCGGAGCAGGAGGCAGCGCGCTTCATGCTCTCCATCTCGAACCTGCCGCTGGACGAGCTCGAGGCGAAACTCCAAGACTACATCGACGAAACCCAGGGCTCGACCGACACATACCTGTCACACCTCAACGAGATGCTTGTCGATTACCGTAATTCGTGGAACGGAAATGCGGATACCCTGACGAAGGACATGACCAAAGCCAGCAAACGCGTTGCGGACGAAGAGAAGACGCTGCTCGAGAAACAGGAGACGCTTCGGGAGTCGTTGATGCAGGTTGCGGCTGCGGCCAACAACGGGACCATCGACATTTCCTGGCTCGAGACATCCTTGCCTCCTTTATACAAGATGATCATGGACGTGGCCGATGGCATGAAGACTGTGAAGAACAACGATCCGTCCAAGACCTTCTCGACCGCATATTATGCATCGACACAATGGACGCAAGCTCTTGCTCAACAACGTGCAGCATGGTTGCAGGCGAAGGGCATGTATCAAGAGGCGGACCAGCTCCTGCTCGGACTGTCACGCACCGAGCAGGAAGAGGCCATACGCAAGCTCGCGACCGACGCGAAGCTCCTCCACGAGGGCGAGGACGTCAACAAGCTTTCCATCGACGTGTTGCGGGAGCGCATCAAGAACCACAAGCAGGCTGGAGACGAGCTTGTGGCGATGGACGAGTACTACGCCATGCAGCGGGCATCGATACTCGAAGGCGATCTCCAGACCCAGAAGGATGCGTCCAAGGAGATCGCCGCGACCCTCCGGACACAGAATGAAGCGGTCATGCAGGCCGAGGCGCAGCGGCTTGAGTCGCACGGAGACTACCAGGCGTGGGCCGACAAGCAGATCGAGATACTCCACTCGCAACGCGACGCTGAGATTGCATTGCTGCAAGAGCGCATTGCCAAGAAAGAGGCATCAGCCAAAGACCTCGAGGCGCTCGAGAGATATTACGCGAACGAAGAAATCCGGATCAACAAGGAAAAGGACGACAAGATCTTCGAGCACGAGTCGGAGCTGATCGAGGCCCGAGCGGCAAGCGAGAAAGAGGTGAACGACCTTCTCTGGCAACAGCAGAAGACAGCGCTTGAAGCCTCGGCATCGGAACTGGAGACGAATGGGCAGTTCGAAGCGGCGTACCTGACCAGAATCACTCTACTCGAGAAAGAACGTGACACGGCCATCGACGCCATGCTGCTCAAGGTGCGGCAAGGCAAGGCGACCGAGGCGGATCTTCTTGGCTTGAGGCAATACTATGCTCAGGAGGAAGAAAAACTCGAGCGGGAAAAGGACGACAAGATCGCCGCGCATGCCAAAAAGATGCTCAAGGAAAGGATGGACGCGATGAAGTCGTTTGCATCCGAGCTGAAAAGCGGGATGTCGGAACTCGCAAGCGCCATGAACAGCCTTTACTCGAACCAGACCGATGCCGCAGTCTCGGCGATTGACGAGCAGACCCGTGCGCAGGAGGAGGCCCTCGGCATAGCCGAACAATCGACCGCGGAGAAACTGCAACAGGAATACGAGGAAGCGGTGAAGGCAGGAGACATGGAGCTCGCGCAGGAAAAGCAGAGGGACTTGCAGCGCCAGCAGATCGAGGACGAGGCGGAGGAGCGCAAGAAGAAGCTCCAGAGGGAACAGGCAAAGCGGGACAAGGAGCTGTCGGTATTCCAGACCATCCTGAACACTACCGCGGCGGTGGTGAAGTTCCTCGCCGACCCGGGCGGATATCCCGGCATCGCCTTGTCCGCGATGGCGGCGGCTACCGGAGCCATCCAGGTGGCTGCGATCCAGGCCCAGCCGCTGCCGTCCTACGACGTGGGTGCCGAGAAGATCCTCCAGGACCAGCTGGCGGTCGTGCACAAGGGAGAGACGATCCTTCCCGAGCCGATGGCGAAGGCGGTGCGCAACGGCGATGCCGTCTACGGACAGGCAGGGGCGAGCGTGACCGTGGAGATCAACAACTACACCGGAGCCAAGGTGACGACAGACGAGCAGGAAGACCCCGAAGGGGCGCGCAAGCTCATGATCACCATCGGCAAGGCGGTGAGCAGCGGAATATCGAACGGCACCTACGACCAGGCGCTGGCAAGCCGGTACGGACTGGCGAGGAGGGGGATCAATGCTTGACGTCACGCGGCCGATATGGCCGGAAAAGGTACCCGGATTCGGCCTGGGCTGGAAGCATCAGGGCCTGGGGGACAACGTGCTCCGCTCGAAGCCCGAGAGGGGGCCGGCGAAGACGAGACGGACTGCTACGGCTCCGGTCGAGACGATCAGCGGGACCATCGCGATGGATGCCGCCGCATACCGGATCTTCACGCGCTGGTTTCATGACGAGATCGCCGACGGCGCCATGTCCTTCCAATGGTGGAACTTCCTCGAGGAGGACTGGTGCGAGGCCCGCATCACCTCGACGAGCGCCGAGAGCGACGGACGGGTGGCGGGAGACATGAGCGTGACGCTGACGCTGGAGGTGCTGCCGTGAACGATTCGGACAAGAAGGAACTGTACGCTCCGTCCACCGCGAGACTGTACGTGAAGATGGCCACCATCTCGGGAGAGGGGGTGGACTACGCCATCGTGGATGATGCCAGGGATGTGGTCGCCGGAGGCAGGACATTCCGGCATACCGCGTTCACCTATGCGCCCCCCGACCCGTCGGCATCCAGCGGCACGAGCACCATGGGCATCGACGATCTCGACCTCGTCCTCACCTCGATGATCGCAGGCAAACGGGGACCGTTCGAGGTGAGCGTATGGGTGGTGGACAGGGACGATCCGGATGTTCCTGTGACCGACGTCAACACGCACGACGTCACGAAGATGACGTTCTCCTCGGACGGCAAGATCTCCCTCACGCTCGGAGAGCTGACCACGCCCCTGTCGTTCACGGCGAGCCGCTACGGGTACGGCGCGACGGATTTCCCGGGGCTTTTCGGATGAACTGGTCCAAATGGCTTTCCGTTCCCTACCGCAAGGGCGGGCGGACCATGGAAGGGTGCGACTGCTGGGGCTTCACCCGGCTTGTCGTCGGCGAGGAGCAGGGAGTCGACCTTCCCGCCTGGCAGGACAGCAGGACATTGACCGAGATCGAGCGGGCGCGGTTCCGGGAGATTCCCCGCCCGGAAGAGGGATGCATCGTCCTGATGAGGCACATGGGAGGAGACATCCATACGGGAGTCTGGTCCTGCGGGATGATCCTGCACATGACCGATCGCGGACCCGCATGCCAGCCGGAAGGACGGCTCAAGCCTTTCGTCGAAGGGTACTACGTCCCTCTCTGATTTCCCGCATGCCGACGGGGCCAGACTCAAGGCATGCAGGTACGCGAGATCATCAACCCATTTACAGGCGTCTACGACACGACCACCATCGATGCAAGACACTGCACCCTCGGCCGCCTGAAGAAGCGCTTCGGGGGCGACAAGCTCTACTACCGGGACGGCATCATCCTGGAAGACGACCGCACGCGCTTCGGCAGCGACGACCTGGTGGTCGTCATCCAGGCTCCCGGACAGGCCGTTGCTGCGGCGATCGCCTTTCTTGCAATCGCGGCAGTCGTCGGCACTGCAGTCTACGTGTACCTGCTCAGCGCGTTCCACATTCCCGACTTCTCGAAAGTACAGACATCGCCGTCCCTCCGCGGTTCGACGAACAGCGCAAGGAAGAACAGCCACATTCCGCTCCTGCTGGGACGCCACCGGGTCTATCCCGACATCGCAGGGCTGACCTATACCAGCTATCGGGACGGCAACCAATACCTCCACCAACTTTTCTGCCTCGGCTATTCGGCCGTGCAGCCGGACCTGTCCACCCTCAAGATCGGAGAGACTCCGTTCTCCAGCTATACGGAAGCCGAGCGCGCGCTGGGCACGAGTCTCGCTCCGCTCAGGGTCGTGGAGTCGACCATCGACATCAAGCTGTCCCAGGGAGAGGCGGTCGTGCGGACAACCTCGAGCGGCACCACGCGCATCGAGGTCGGCATGGCGGCGCCCAACGGCATCTACCGCTATGACGATGACGGAGACAGGCAGTACGAGTCGGTCTCCTTCCGCATCGAATGGAAGCCGTCGTCGGAGGAGGCATGGAACACCTCTTTCGATTCGTCCATCAGCAAGAACACGGACAAGTGGAGGGAATCCTACGTCATCCTTCCCTCCGGCGATGCCGACGGCATCTATGACGTGCGCGTCACCCGTACCTCGGCTCTCGGCGATTCCGCGAGGGAGATCGACTACCTCTACTACGACGTGCTGAGATGTTTCGTCCATACGGATGACGCGGACAAGGCGGCACCGGTCAGGAATGCGGACACATACAGGCTGATGTCGGCACGGATCAAGGCGACCGATCAACTCCACGGCGTCATCGATTCCCTCAACTGCGAGGCTACGCTCAAGACATGGTCATGGTCGGGCACCGGCACCGGACCCGACTCATGGGTGCAGGCCGAGACCTGCAACCCCGCATCGGCCATGCTGTACCTGCTTCTGGATCCTTGCGCGAACCCTCGTCCGCTCGATACGGGCAAGATCGTATGGAGCGAGTTCGAGGCATTCTTCTCGTTCTGCAAGGAAAAGGGGTACGAGTGCAACGCCTGGGTGTCGTCCGACCATACCATCGCCGACCTGCTCGACTACATCGCCAGGACCAACCAGGCGACGGTCAGGCGATCGGGAGGCAAGATCGGCATCATCATCGACGAGGCGCATCCCGCCCCGACACAGCTTTTCACGCCGCGCAATGCCTGGGGATTCACCGAGGAAGACAACCTCGACAGCTCGACGAACACGCTGAAGGTGAAGTTCGTCGACAAGGATACGGGTTATGTGGAGGTCGAGCGCTATGTCTCGGTGGACGATGACGGGACGGTCACGCTGGACAAGGCGGACACCAGCCAGGACAACATCACCGAGATGGTGCTCTTCGGCGTCACGTCCGCCACCCAGGCTGCCAGAATCGGCAAGGTCCGTCTGCTCGAGATGCGCAACCGTTACCGCACCTTCACCTGGTCATGCGATCTGGAAGGCCTGCTCTGCATGCCCGGAGACATGGTGCTGCTGGAGCACGACACCTTCCTTCTCGGCTCCGGGGAAGGCAGGGTGACGCACGTCATCCGGGACGAAGAGGGCAGGGTGACCTCCATCCATCTGGACAGCAGGATCGACCTGCCAGCCGGCAGCTCTTACGGCATCACCATCCGCAACGCGCAGGCGATCACGAGGGCGGTACCGGTCGAGGCGGCAAGCAAAAGGACCAGCGTGATGCGGATCGCGCAGCCGGCCGTCTTCCCTGTCGAGGACGGCGACCTTGTCGCGGTAGGCGTGGCAGGGAAAGAGGCAAGAGAGGTTCTGGTCTCCTCCATCGAGAGGAACGACGACATGTCATGCAAGATTACCGCGGTCGACTATGCGCCGGAGTGCTACGAGGACGGCCCGATCAAAGCGTTCGACCCCGGCATCACCAGACCTCCGACCGGAGGCCCGGTCGGCACCGGCGTCTCGACCGCCACCGCCATCGGGATGCCTGGCGCTCCCGGTCCTGCAGGAGCACCTGCTCCGCGATATCTCGGCATGCTGGAAGCTGCACCTGCCGCTCCTGCAGACGGTTCGTACTTCCTTTACAGCGGAGAAACCGGCACGACTTACACAAAAGGGCGAATCTATCAGTACCGCGCCATCGAAGGAAGCTGGGAAGACGTCTCTTCGTCGTCATACTGCGTAGGCACTGCGTTACTCGACTCTCTCAACCTGTCCGGCAATGAAGGATCCGTCATGCCTGCAGCCACCGCATTCATCTCCTATCTCGGCCTGCAATATCTGGAGTTCGCTTCCAACGGAGGCTTCAAGAGCTCGAATTACACGGAGGAAAACGTCGACCTGGATGACACCCACTCCATTCTTGCACCTTCGGCAGGATTCAAGGCCGATGCGTCGAGCGGTATCATGAGGATGTATGGAGCCGTCCTGCGGAACGTCCAGATTGTCGACGGAACATTCAAGTTCCGAGGCAACAGCTTCGGTCCAAGAGACGACAGTTATCCGTCCGGCTGGGTCAAGATGACAAGCATTCCGAACGTGCAGGAACTGGTGCCGAACCTGGGGAACGACAAGCGGTACACCGCCTATGCCATCTACATAGCGCTCGACGCCTATGGACAGCCCCGCTACGACGAGTACATACCGGTTGCAAGCTCGAAATATCCGGAGGCGAGGTTCCTTACCATCAGCACAAGCAAGACTGACAGCACCGATGTCTATACCGTAAAGGTCTACGACATCGACCTCTCCTTGCTCCTTACTCTTACGTCCACCACAAGCGCCAATACAGGCACCATCGTGTCCGGCACAGACACCAACCTCGGAACAATCAGGATCTACTTCCCGGGTTCCTTCTTCAGTCTTGGCGATCTGCCGATAGGCATGAAGTTGAAGGGAGGGGAGCATAGAAACTCGGTTTTTCTCACTGTCGATAAAAATTCAGGCTTGAATCTGGATTACGGTCCCACTGCCACCCTGCATGTGAGACTCAATGATCTCGGTTGGCCGTGATGCAAGGAGTTCATGCATGATTGAAATTCCAGTGAACGGACATTCAATAGACGTTCAAAAGATGGAAAGGAAGCTGGTGCAGGGGGCCAGGGGAATGGATGTGTTCCGGTTTGCCGTGGCTGCGGCGGTGGACGGTACCGACATGACCGACGCCGGCTTGTCGTGGTACCTGCACATCTCCGATGCATTGGGCAACGAGGATCTCTTTCTTCTCTCGCCCGACGCAGAGAAGGACCGTGTCCTGCTGGATTGGACCGTCGACCTGACCGGGGTGACCTGCGGGCACCTGTTCATGGAGCTCTACTGTGCCGAAGCATCCGACGCCGGTGACGGGACGGACAGACGGCGCTGGGGTACCATGATCGCCCGTGCCTACATACATCCATCGTTCGGCTACGGCAAGGGAGCGACCGGGAAGGTCTCCCTCATGGAACAGTACGTCGCACAGATGGAGGCGATTCTCGCCGACTGCAAGGCAAAGCAGGGGACCGTCACCAGCGATCAGATGACGGTTGCCGCGGCCAAGACAAGTGCCGTCAGCGATCAGCTGGCTGCCAAGGACGCCAAGGAGAAGGCTCTTGCCGCTTCAGCTTCCGTCGGGAAGCATCTTGTCGAGATTGATGACGAGCTCTACGAGGTCTCCGATACCGCAAGCGGTGACCGCATCGTCAAGACTTTTACGAAGACGGAGGCGGGCTCATGAGCGGGCAGACGAAATCGATTCTCGACACATATAAGAACAAGGCCAAAGCCCTTCAGTCGGAAATGAGCGCGACAGCGGGCGATGTGGCAGGGAAAAGGGAGACCGCCGTCAATGCGGCCGCTACCTGCCGAGAGAAGGCGGCGGAAGCCGGAACCGATAAGGACACGGCCCAGCTACATGCCCTCAGACAGGGTGCATATGCGATTACCATGAACGGCACTTCCCGCAAGGTCATCCATCAAGGGACCTGCGGAAGATGCCTCACAACCATCACGGAGGAGACAAATGACTGAGACATTCAATGGACTGCTGCCGAACGCGCGCGACATGAACGCGCTCTGGTGGGAGGAGAAAAAAGCACGGCACGAGCAGGACGACCTGATTGCCGGCATGCCATTCTCTCTGACACCGGTACAGGGCCTGGTGGTCGCAACGGCTGGCACCAGCGTCCTGCTCAAGGCGGGAGATGCGGCGCTTGACAGCAGGACCGCCATCATCATCCGCAACACCTCGCGTTTCGAGGTGAAGGTGGGGGCATCGAGCTCCGCGGCCATCTACAAGCGGGGCATCCCGGTACCACCGGGAGAGAGCAGGATCTTCCGTACGGCAGCGCCGTTGTATGCGCGGTCGCAGGGAGGAGAGGCGACACTGGAGGTGACCGAGCTATGAGACAGTTCAGCTATACGACCGAGATTACAGATGTGGTCGTGAATGGCGAGAATGCCAAGCAAGTGACGGTAATCTGGATGGGGAAGATTGCTGGCGGAGAGGATATGGAGGTGTGCAGAGGATCCGCGATCGTGACGTGCGGCGCTGCGGATTACGCGTCTACGCTTGCATGCTCGCTTCGCGCGCAAAACGAAGCCCTTTTCGCGGAACCGCTGAAAGAAGGGATGATGGAAGGAGACAACGCATGAGACCGAGAGGCATGACGAACGAAGCGTATGCCGGTCTGCTGCATTCGCTCGAACAGCGGATCACAGACTTGGCGACAAAGACTCCAGGCGGAGGGCTGGTCATTGCCGACACCGACTACTACGAGGCGGTCAACTATGGCGAGGACATCAAGGACCTGACCGACGGCAGGGAAGAGCTTGTCTTCGATGGGCTTGGTCGGCCAAATCTCATGACCAACTTCTGGGCGGACGAGTGGTCTCGCCTTGACTTCTTGTCAGCCGGCGGCACTCTGTTCACGCCGGACAAGAATACAATGCATCCCGCGTTCTACTGCGATCAAGACGGGAACGCCCCCTGTGAATTCCAGATTGGCAAGTATCAGGCCGGGAGATTCGAGGGCAAGAACACTCCCTGCTCGCTGTATAACCTGGTACCATCCAACAGCTTGTCTCTCGACGCCATGCTCTCGCTGATCAACGCGATGGGTGGCGGATTCGCGCTGACGACACAGGCCTGTTGGTCCTACATGGCGTTGTTATCCATGCGGCTCAGCTTCGAATGCCGAGGCAACAGCTTATATGGCAAATCGCATGAGGCATCTGACGAGATAGGCAAGAACGCAAACATTTATTCGCATGACGGAAAAAGGGATTGGTATCTCTCCCGTACTGGTACAGGACCAACTTATTGGAATCTGCTCGGCGATCCCGCGATGCCTGCGGATCTCGTAGGCAACGTTCTCGAAAGGGTGGCTGATGTCAAGTTTGTCAAGGGGGTGTGGCGGATCATTCCGTACAACTACGGGCTGAACACAGGATTGGACTTGTCGAGCACTTCAGTATTCTTCAAGGAACTCTCGCCCGGTAACGAGACTGCATTTGTCGACCCTGGCACGTCCGGCTCGCTCTGCTACGATCTTGTCAGTACTGCTGGATCGCAGATGGAAATCTCCAACGCAGTCGTCAATGGAATAGCGGATGGTGTGCCTAGTGGCGGCAACATGTTTGCCTCCACCAAAGTGCACGACGGAGTGATTGTCCCTCCGTACGCATACGAGCTTCTGTTTGCTCCTGTGCTCAAAGCTCCCAAAGGCTATTTTTGGTTTAGGTGGATTGACGAGTCAACCCCCTTTTTCGGCGGCTCTGCGGACTATGGCAGCAACGCCGGCCTTGGTTACCGCACCGCGCACTACGGCCGTGGCAGCGCGGACATCGGCGTCGGGTTCCGGCCCTCCCGCTTAAAAAAGATCACCTGATTCTTGGTTCTTCGGCTGACGACGCTCTGTCGGCGTCAGCCTCGCGCGAAATTTGATTTTGGAGGTGTCATGAAAGTACAAGAAGGAAAGACGAAGTCTGGATATGAGGACTCCCATCCGATATTCAGAATCTTGACGGACGCTGTCAACGAGGTCACTCGTTGCTGGCTCAAGATGCCTGCTGCATACAAACGAGCTTTTGGTGATTCCATCTGCCAGAGCATGGGGCAATGCGGATCCTACCTGGCTGTCGCCCAATACAAGAGCACGCAACAGGAGAAGATTCGTTGCCTGAATGCAGCGGATGGACATCTTGCTGAAGTCAAGTTTTGGGTGTCGCAATCTCCGAATCTTTTCTACATCACCAAAACCGGCGCAAAGCGATATTCCATTCCTCCGAAGCGTGCGGCTAGCTGTACCGCGGCGCTGATGGAGCTTGGATGCCTGATAGGTGGGTGGAAGGGCTCACTCCAATCCCTTCCAGGGCGGCCAGTGCAACAATGATTTCACCCTATTTCGGCGGCTATGCGGACAATGGCAGCAACGCCGGCCTTGGTTACCGCAACGCGAACAACGGCCGTGGCAACGCGAACATCAACATCGGGTTCCGGCCCTCCCGCTCGTCTTCTGGAGCAGCATATCCATGGTAGAGCCCAGGACTGCAGAAGATAAGGACTGCGTCGCCTTGCATGTGCAAATTCTCGACAGCCAGGCGGGAGAAATCCTGCCTGCACTTTCTATCGGGCAGCGGATTGTCTCATGGGACAATATGACAGAGGCGTGGCATAGAGTCCGCAGGAGTCATAAAAACGACAAATCGATCATCCGATATGGCAACAACCTCGTCGAAAGGTTCTTGTCTTTGCGGCAGAATCTTTTGGACCACACCTGGCGCCCGGATCCCTATCGTTCATTCATCATCCACGAGCCAAAGGAGCGGCTGATCAATGCACCCGGAGTAGAGAACAGATTCG